GAGGTCAATAGTACCCGAAAGTACCTAATAGGGGGCGTTATAGCAGTGGTTAAGCCATTAATCAACTAGCATCAATCATTTCAACACTTGTAGATAAGTGTGTATACTTTGTCAATCAATTCCAAGTAAATATAAATGTGGAGATAGTTAGTTAATCAGATATGGTTAAAAATGATTATCAAAGCAATCCGCACTTGTTGAGAAGTGGCGAAGATTCTATCATTTTAAACTAGGACACTCTGTCTATGTTGTTGTCTATGTTGTCCAAGTTTATTCCCTCATTCTATCCCTCACTTAATCCCTTATATAACGATCCGCTTATACGAGAATCGAAAAAGAACACTCACATTGTCGCGCTTGTATACTACACTGTATATTGCTGCACTCCATACACCCCTAAAACACTACACAAAACCACCTCTTGAAAAATAAATACAAATAAACGACTTTTACGCTTGACTTTTATATTATTGTTGTTATAATACATATATTTCTAATATGTGTCGATGCTTCTTTTTTTGTTTCTAGCGAAAAAAAACATTCATCGAAACTATAGATAGATATATGTATATATAGATACAATAAACTAAGACTACTAAGAGATAATATCTAAAGAACACCTAATAAACCACAATAAACAATATAGTAAAAAAAACTAATAAATACTAATTTAATCCTTGACATCCATTTCCTTATACTATATAGTAGGGGTAAATAAAACACAAAAGAAAGGATACGTTATGGCAAAGGGAAACAAAATACTAAAGACAAGACATCTGCAAAGCAGTTGTACTACTGCACAGGGAGAAATAATGGATAAAGTATTAAGAAAAACATCTTATACTGAATCACTACTAATAAGGAAAATACTAATGGAATACTGCGAAGAGTATTTACTAGGAGAAACAGAATGAAAAAACAACCAAGGGTAGAGGATGTTTACCCAATCAAAAAGACTTGTAATGTCTATAAGTGGGATTATAATAAAATGATTGATGATTTGATTGAGGCTAAAATAATAGCACCAACTCATAAGGAAGGAGAAATCAATGGATATGAAATTATTGACGATAGTGTCAAGGGTTGTTCATATAATATGTACGGAACTGACTACGTGAGTTTAGAACTAGACTTGATGAAAAAATACGCAACAAACAACAGAAAATAAGGAACGCAATATGAACGCATGTAATGATAGACAAATAATAAGAACAAACAACGCAATAAAAAGAATCGCCCATCTTGAAAAAAATGGTGTAGAAGATATGAGCGACATAAACTGTGTGTTTGGAGAAGTTGAGTTGAGATTTCGCGAACTAGAATCTAAGATAGATCAACTGGAAAAGGATATTGATTCTTTTGGCGAAGAAGCACGAATAAACGTAATGTGATAATTATTACTTAACCACCACAGCCGTCTTAATTGGCGGCTTTTTTGTGTCCAGTCGATTCAACTGGTTAGTTTTACTATACAGTTGTTGTAATTGCTGCCGATCATTACAACCTGCTTATTGTACATTTTCGCAAAAGTGATTCTCATATTTTAGAAAATGTAAGAAAAAGTGTATAGTTTTTCTTACAGAAATAATTGCAAACAAAAAAGAACACGACTAATTGAGCCTATAAACATTGACTATCTATGGAGTTTTAAACAAATTTAGCATAATTATCAATAGTTGGCACGCACATTGCTTTATATATAAGCATGAACACATTAACAACAACTAAGGATCATAATGGGGTAAATAATGACACTGACAGAGAGACAAACGAAACGGCATGATTGGTTAAATGCCAAAATTAGTCTTGATTATGATGATTCTGACGAATACTTGCGAGTTGTTGCTTTGCACGACAAGTTGCTAACAGCCTATGAGGGTGGACAAGACTCCTGCGCTTCATGTGGGGCGTTGTTTCAGGTTAGAGACTTTAACACGTTTAACCTTTGTCTTGATTGCCACAATGCCAGGCTAAAAGAAAATAAAGGTAAATTTTAGTTGACAATCAATGGCTGTTTATGTATCGTGCTTTTAATGGAAGTAAAATTAAGGAGCAAATGGAAGGGATTAAAATATAAGATAGAAGATTGAGACAAGTACAACAGAAAACAATTAGTTAATCTTGGCACTAAACAAAAAAAATTATAACGCAATCTGGATCTAAGCCAATATGGTCGCAGATAGATGTGGCAATAACACAACCTTTGTCTTACAAAACGCCTGCTCTGATACATCTAAGGGTAGGGATTTTATTAACAATAAATAAAGATAGGGAATAAAATGAGCGAAACAATGACATTGATAACAAGAGAGTTTGAAGAATGTAGGCAGATGGCTTAGACGTTCAGCGGTGATTTACTTCCTTTGGATTGCATCAACATGATGTGCATGAAATATCGTGACCACATGGACGATTTTAAAGATAGTAAGATTTGCGTGATTGTTAGCATGCTGTTGAAGCACAGTCATTCGGTGTCGGATATGAGAGAGATAAAGTTTCAAGTTGGGGAATGGAAGGAAAGAAAATGAAAGTACTCGCAATAGTAACGTTTATAGCAGTAGTAATATTAATGACATTGATGCCTGAGGTGAGGTTATGAATGATAAAGAACATAATGAAAATCTAAGGATATTAAAGCTAATGGAAACCAAAAAAGATGCTTGGAATTTGCGTAAGGTTTGCTATCCTAAATGTAAGGATAAATGTATATTTGTTTGTCTTGATGGTTATGAATGTAAATCTGTTTGTCCATCTAAATTTGAGGTGGGTTTATGAGCCACAACAAATATGATCACGTAGTAAAAGGCGGTCAAGACCACGATTCAGATGACGTTATAGGGTCGGCAATCATATTCTGCGTAGTTGCAGCGGTTGGACTGATAAGCATAGTTTTGTATTATTTGATAACAATTAAGGGGAGCATAGTATGACAATAAAAGAGAAAACACATTACAGAAAAGCATTCAATTCGCCATATCTATCAAGTGGTGACATAGTTGGACCAACAATATTAACAGTAGCAAAGTGTGAGTTGTCGCTAGATAAGACAAAACGGACACGTGATAGCTTCAACACAATCACCTTTAAAGAGAAAGAGATTCGCCAGGGTGAACTGTTGAAGCCTATGATACTTAATGCAACCAATAGCCGTACAATGAAGGATTTGACGGGCTCAGCGTTTATTGATGATTGGGCGGGCGTTCCGATTACTGTTTACGTTGATGATAATGTAAGAATGATGGGCGAGACTGTTGAAGGTTTACGTATTAGCAAGGAAAAGCCAAGAATTGAAAAGGCTGAACTATTGCCAAATACCCCTAATTGGAAAAACGCAATTGTTGCTTGCAAACGAGATGGAAACTTGGATGCGGTTAAGAAGGTTTTGACTGTGAGTGCAGAGAATGAAAACGCACTAATAAAAGAGGTTGAAGATGTGGATTGATATTCAACAGAATACTTATGAGTGGCTAGATCGTAGAATAGCAAAGGTTACCGGTTCATCAGTAAGTTGTGTAATGGCACACCAAGGAAAACTTGACAAAGAAGGTTTGCCTAAGTTTGGTGATCCGGCAAAAAGTTTGGCTACAAACATTGCGATTGAAAGAATGACGGGAAAAAAAGTAATAACAAGCGGATACAAAAGTTCTGATATGAAAAGGGGACACGAAGAAGAACCAATCGCTATAATATTATACGAAGATATGTTTTTTATTTCCGTTCAGAACGGTGGGTTTTATGATAACGGTAAAACTGGTTGTTCTCCTGATGGTTTGGTTGGTTCTAATGGTTTGGTTGAGGTTAAATCTGTTTTAGTCAAAGCGCACCTTGCAACGATTGAGCGAGGAACATTTGACCCAACCTACAAATGGCAATGCTTCTTCAACCTGAACGAATCAGGGCGAGAATGGATCGACTTTGTCAGCTATTGTTCATCTTATCCAAAAAAAACAAATCTTTTTGTTGACAGAATAGAAAAAGGTGATATAGTGGAAGAAATAGAAATGATGGAAAAGAGATTGGAGGAGTTTGAAAGTTTGGTTGAGGAAGTTAGTAGTAAGATAATTAATCAATAAAAGAAAAGGAAAAGATTATGAGTAATTTTGGATTCAAAATGGACACAAACGCATCAGACAGAGAAATTTGGGACGACATTGAGTGTGAAATGATGGCAACGGAAGTTGCAAACGGCAGCAAGACTGGTGATTGGGTGAATTATACGTTTGTTATCTTATCAGGTGAAAGAGAAGGGCAGTCTTATTATCAATTATACAATTACAACAACCCTTCTCTAAACGTCCAAAGAGGAGCAAGAAGGGATTTATCGTTTTTATGTGTTGCGGTTGGTATGAAAGACGGTACAACTCCTGATATGGATGCTGTTCTTAATGTTCCATTTAGAGCCAAGATTGGCTTGAATTGGGACAAAAAGAGTAATACAATAACAAAGTACGGTAAATCACAAGGACAACCACAACAACCTGCTCAAGCAGTTGTACCTCCACAAGGTGGTGGATTTGCACCCGAGGATAGTACACCGTTTTAAACAACAACAACGCCCCTTAACGGGGGCAGATTTAGGAGTGTTATGAAAGGTTATTGTGCTGAGCGAAGAGACAACCACTTCGACAGAGAGTTGGAAGAATATTTGGCAAAAGATGACGAGATAGAGGTTGATGCTACTTGCGAGAATTGTCGGTATGCAACAATCTTAAATGACTTTAGTGTGATTTGTCCAAAGTGCGAAGAATGTGGCGATATTTGCGAGTATTGGCGAGAACTGGTTGATTAATAACAATAAGAAGAACACAGAATTGGAGCTATTATGAACGTTTATACTAGAGATGATTACAAAATTAGAGACGGTTGGTATAAGATGGGGGGGAGAGTTACGGCATCTTGTTTGGTTACAGGTGCAATGATTGATATAGAACAAGACATACCAAAACACAGAATTATACATATTAAAAATAACAGATGGAATAACTTTTTTATGTTCCCTGTTTCGATTTTACACGAATACTTTGAATATGGGGAAATCGTCTATACTCGTTTCATGGGTAAATGGGAAAAAGGTACTTATCGCCATTATGAATATGATGAAGAAATAGAAAGAAACCATATGATAGTAGGTTCTGATGGTTATAACGATTGTTCTGACAATTGTATTTCAGAAGCAGAATACAAGGAAAAAAACCCAGTTTCCGTTACACCACCTTCAATAGAAATCGACATCAAAATAAACGGTCAAACCGCTAATCTGTGCGACATATCAGAAGAAACTTGGAACAATCTAAGGAGTACAAAATGAACGAGATTGACAGGATTCAAGAAGAGATTGAAGCAATGGAAATTAAGATAACTGGTGAAAGACAACGAATCACTAATATCAAGGATAATATCGAACTGCAACAACTCCCCATCAACTATCTTGAAGAGCAGATTGAGTTGATTGAAGATGGGGAAGAGAACGAAGGTGAGTTATGAAAAATAATGTAACTGTTTTCAGAAGTCAAACATGGGTAACAGCCACACAAGATGAATTGAATTTTATATTAAACGAAATGCTGTCACCCGACGACGATGTTATTAATATTCAAGTTTTGGTTGATGATTTTGGTTCGTCAAGATTTTGGATTTATGTGAAGGGAGATGTGTGATGACCGCCCTTGTAATAGTACAAGACACACGTGAAAAGAAACCTTTGACATTCCCAAACACAGGGGTGGTTGTTGCAGGACTAAAAACGGGTGATTATTCTATACAAGGATATGAGGATAAGTTTTGTGTTGAGCATAAATCAATCAAGGACTTAATAGGAACTTGTGATCATAACTCATACAAGAAACCACAGGGTAGTAACTATGCCAGGTTTAGTCGTGAGCTTCAACGGATGCAATCAACCTTTGACTTCTACGCAATTGCCATATCAGGACATGCAAAACAAATTCTTCCTGAGTGTAACAAGATTTATCAAATGCAACGAAAACAAGGTTACAAGAGGATTGTTACTCCTGAAGTAAGGTTCAAAGGCGTGATTGGGTCGTTAAAAGCACTTAGAGCCGATTACAACGCCCACTTCTATTTTTTTGGGAGTAGGTTGTTGGCTGCTGATTGGATATTGGAGCAAGCTAAGTATTACGTAAGGAATGAAAAAAAAAGCAAGGGGACTAAATGAAATATGTATATCTATTATATAGTGGATCTAATTTTTCAAACGGTTATGTCGAGAGAGTGTGCAGGTTAAAGAAAGATGCAGTTAAGCATATAAAATCCAAAGGAGGTTATAAGTTTAATAAACAAACGTCTCTTTATTTAAACGAAGAATACAGTTCTTGGATTAGAATTGACAAGGAAGAAATATATTAAAGCAAGGGGATAGAATGATAACTAAAGTTGAAACAAAGCACCAATACAATGAAGCGATGGAAAGAATTGACTACTTGTTGGATTTGCCTATCATGGACAAACACGACTATGTTGAGCTTAACATACTGTCTGCAAAGGTTGTAGCATACGAAGATATTCACTATACAATAGACGTTCCTTCAGTAGAGGATCAAGTTGCGTTTAGAAAAGACCAGGAAAGCACAAAATGAATATAGTTAAAATATATGAGCAAAAACCATACAATATTGGCGGAGATGGTGGATATAACGTTGTTATTAGCGACAAAGGTCTTGCAAGTTTTTTGTTTGTTTTAGAACAAAGCGAAGATATAAAGTCTTATTCTGTTGATAACGATAGTTTTATACATTCTTCTGCAATGGTTGGTGCGTTGACAAAGATAATTACATAAAAGCAAAAGAGGAAAAAGAGCATGGAAAACCCCTATAACAATTTTATCGAAAACAAGAAGCATCTATTAGGCGAGTTTGGATTTGATCCAGTTTATATGCCTGACATGGCTTTTGATTTTCAAAGGTACATAATAGAAAAGGCTGTCAAAAAAGGACGCATGGCTATATTTGCTGATACTGGACTTGGAAAGACTTTAATTCAGATTGCAATTGCTCAAAACATTGTGATGAAAACAAACAAAAAAGTATTGATATTGACACCATTGGCAGTAGCTTTTCAGTTTATAATTGAAGCTAACAAAATGGGTATTGATGATATTGAATATTCCAAGGATGGAAAATTCACAAAGAATATTGTTATATGTAATTATGAAAGATTGCATTATTTTAATAGTAAAGATTTTACAGGTATGATACTCGATGAAAGTTCTATACTTAAAAACTTTGACGGTAAAATAAAGAACAGTATTAATACTTTTATTAAAAAGATTCCTTATAGATTCTTGTCAACGGCAACACCTTCTCCAAACGATTTTATAGAACTTGGTACAAGTTCAGAGGCTCTTGGTTATATGGGATATATGGATATGTTAGGTAAGTTTTTTAAGAACAATCAAAACAGTTCAGATTCAAACGCTAGAAATATTGGCGAGAAGTTTTATCTTAAACCACACGCTGAAAAGGATTTTTTTTATTGGATAAACCAATGGGCTATGATGGTCAAAATGCCATCAGATATTGGATTCTCTGATGATTTATTTAATCTTCCAACACTTACAACACCTAAACATATTGTAAGAAACGAAAGTCTAATTGATATTAGTGGACAGATACAAATGTTCACACCCATTGCAAGGTCTATGACAGAGGTTAGACACGAACAGAAACAGACTGAAGATAAAAGATGCGAGAAGGCGGTTGAACTGGCAAATGGAAAGAACTCTGTTTATTGGTGCAACACAAACAATGAAAGTAAAATACTAAGAGAGTTGGATGTTGAAGCGGTTGAAATTATAGGAAGTCAATCAATAGACCGTAAAGAAGAAATACTATTAGCATTTGCGAATGGTGAAATAGATAGGATAATAACCAAAGCAAAAATGACTGGAATGGGTTTGAATTGGCAACACTGCAATCATTCGGTTTTCTTCCCCACCTGGAGCTACGAACAATATTACCAAGCCATAAGAAGGTTTTGGAGGTTTGGACAGAAAAGAGACGTAAACATTGACGTTGTAATATCAGAAGGACAGACAAGAGTATTAGAAGCGTTAAAACAAAAGACACAAAAGGCAATAGAACTATATGAGAAACTCACGGAAAATGTCAACGGAAATTTTGTAGACATTAAAAAAGAGTTCAATCAAGAAATAAAAACACCAACATTCATGCAAGGAAAAAGACTATGAACAAAGTAAAAGACCAAATAGTAACGGACCAATACGCAATATACAATTCAGACTGTATGTATGTAATGCCAACAATAGATAGTGAAAGTATAGACCTTGTTGTTTATTCACCACCGTTCGCAGGATTGTATAATTATTCAAGTTCTGAAAATGACTTTTCAAATTGTGAAAGTAAAGAACAGTTTTTAGAAATGTATGAGTTCTTAATTGCGGAGCTTTCGAGAGTAACAAAACCTGGCAGAATAAATGCTGTTCACTGCACAGATGTGTTTGACAATACTTGTAGACTATGGGATTTTCCACATGAGATTATTAAACTCCATGAGAAATATGGATTTGAGTATAGAAATAGAATAACAATTTGGAAAGAGCCTTTAAAAGTTAGAATGAGAACAATGGTTCAATCCTTAATGCATAAGTTTATTGTTGAAGATAGTACAAGGTGTTTCACTGCAATGCCTGATTATATGCTTATCTTTACAAAAAAAGGAGAGAACAAAGTTCCCGTAATACATCCGTTTGGAATAAATGAATATGCAGGAGAAATTCCAATACTACCAAACATATTAAGAGCGTTTAATAATGCAAATCAAACGAACTTTAACGAATCAGAACTATGGGAACATTTAAACAGTGTAAACAAAGATAAAGAAATTACAAAACTAAACCATTATATATGGCAAAGGTATGCTTCAAGTGTTTGGGATGATATTAGAATTGACAATGTTCTCCCGTTTAGAGATAGCAGAGAAGAAGATGACGAGAAACACGTACACGCATTACAGTTGGATGTTATAGATAGAATTGTAGAGTTATACTCTAATCCTAACGAAGTCGTTTTAACTCCATTTATGGGGGTAGGTAGTGAGGTTTATAGTCCTGTATCACACGGTCGAAAAGCAATAGGAATTGAATTAAAAGATAGTTATTTTAAACAAGCAAAGATTAACCTTGAATATGCAGTTGATCGTTTCAAAGCAAAAGAGGTACAGTTGGAAATGTTTGACATATAATAACAATTTAACCTATAAAGGATTAGCATGACCCCACCCTATAAATTCAGCTACTTTGAGACCCGTTCGTCAGACCCAGAGCTTATAACGTTGGAGCAATTCGTTGATAAGATAAAAGCCCCAAAGCCTGCAACAAAGCGATTGATTACGATGATTAAGAATGGGAAAACTAATCTTAAAACTCACCTGCCAAGCGTTACATTATCAGGTGATTTCTCAACAATTAAGAAAGAAGGTTTGAACAGTTTAAATGGTTTGCTATGTATTGATTTTGACCACATTGAAAACCCTAAGATATTCAGAGACAAGATTGCATCAGATACATATACACTTGCAGCATTCTTGTCTGTATCAGGAACAGGAGTTGCAGCAATAGTCAAAATTGATAGCGAGAGGTTTAGTGATTCGTTTGATAACTTGGAGCAATATTACCTAAAAGAATATAATGCCGAGATTGATCCTGCTTGTAAAAATAATAATCGGTTGCGTTTCTTGTCGCATGATGCAGATATTAAAGTCAATATGAAGTCTGCACAGTTTGAAGACTATTCTCTTGCAAAGAAGGAAGAGCATCAACAAACATTATCAAGTGCTATGCCAAACGAAGAACGCCCTGGAGACACGTACAACGAAAAAGCAGACATTCCTTCACTATTAATGCAACATGGTTGGAGCTTGTTTAAAACAGTTGCAAAAGAGCAACAATGGTGTCGCCCTGGAAAAAAGACAGGCAACTCTGCAACTTGGAACGGTCAACATTTATATGTGTTTACTTCAAACGCCCCAGGGTTCACAGGAATGCAAGGTTACACGCCCTTTGCCGTTTATTCTATACTAGAGCATGGTGGAGATTATAACTCCGCTACAAAGGCACTGGGCGAGGAATACACGTCGGATATTGAATGCCCTATATTGAACCTTAGAAATCTAAACACGGTCAAAGAGCAACAATCCATCAATGCGCATGAAAGCATGTCAATGACGTTTGACAAGTTTATGAATGAAGAGTTTCCCAAAGAAGAGATTCTTATTGATGGATTCCTTGAACGGACCGACTTGATGCTAATAATTGCCCCTTCAAAATCACGGAAAACATTCTTCACGCTACAACTCGCTTTGTCAATATCTCACCATTTAAATGTATTAGGATTGCAACCAACCAAATCGCACAAAGTTATGTATGTCAACTTGGAACTAAAAAAAGGTAAGTTGCAAAAACGTATGAAAAAGATGGTTAAAAATCTTACAATTGAAGAGGTCAACCCCAACCTTGTTATTCTAAGTTTAAGACAATATATTGAAGAAGAGATATTGGCAGTTGTTGCAAGAGAAGCATTGATACATCAACCTGCACTGATTATTATTGATCCATTGTATAAGGTACACGATGGTGACGAGAATAAAATGCAAGATATGAACAGAGTTTTTAAGGGTCTTGGTGGTATTTGTAGGACAAGTAACGCTGCACTTGCAATTGTTCACCATGATGCTAAAGGGTTTGCAGGAGATAGAGACCAAAGAGACAGAGGTTCGGGTTCTAGCTTGATTGGTAGAGATTGTGATTGTTCTTTGACACTAACCGAACATGCTGAAGAAGAAGATCACTATTGCGTTGATGTTATGACAAGAGATTATAAACCAAGAGAGCCAATCGTTATCAAGTTTGACCAAGGGCATTTTATTATGAGCGAAAAGGAATACAACCCCAAGACTTCAACCAGTAAGAAAAAACCAAACCTTCAGGACATTGCAGATAAAACAATTGAACATATCAAAGTGGCGGGAGCATTGCCAATACTTGATATTGAAATGTATATTGAGGACATTGGAGCAACAACCAAAGCAAATAGAAAGACGGTGATTAGAATGATAGAAGCAGGTGGTGGTATATATAGAAGTGATAAGATTAACAGAACGCACTACATTGGAACAACTGATGCGATTGTTAAAATGAACGATGAAGCGAAGAAAAACAAGCTAGGGGTTAATTAAACATTGACAACCGCCCAACATTATAGTATAGGTATTATTAACAATAAAGATAAGTAAAGGTGAAAATATGAGTGAAGAGACGACATATATATATGAAATAAGAGACACGACAGAGGATGTGTTTTATTCTCTAGGTGTTTTCAGTTCGATAGAGAAATCAAGAGAGTTTCTTGAAGACGATGAACCTCCAGAAGCTGATGGTACTTGTTTGGAAGAGCATTGTATTATGGGTATAGTTGAAAGATCCGTTGACAATATAAGACAGTATGAGAAAACAATAGAAGAACATGTTTACGCACAAAATTACAACGAAGCCACAGATAAAGAAGATTGGTTGAAAACTGATATTATAGTAAATTTTAGGAGATAAACATGAGTGATAAGCGAATATGGTTGGATAAAGCAAAACAATGACACAGTTGGAACGTACGCAGAGGGAACTTGCTTATTTTGTTGCTAATCTTAAATTAGACGATGGGCAAGATGAAAAGCTGATGGAGATTGTTGAGCAATACGTTTCATTGTGGGGCGATAGGGTTTGGCATGATTGTTACGATATGAGATAAGTTTATGCAGTAGTGGCGGAATATGGCGTATAAATAAGGCGGAGTTGGTTACCAAATCGCAAGCCATGCGGGAGCTTCGAGGGTTCGAGTCCCTCCTACTGCACCATTTAAACAAACAAAATATTAGAATGAAAATATAATGATAATTAAAACAACTCTTACAACAATAGAATGTGATTGCTGTGGTATGGAATTTGATTCAGAGTATTATGATTCAGGCAGCATACACCATAACAACCACACATGCGATGGAAATATGCAATCAAGTGTTAGTCGTTTCAACAGAGCGGATATACAACAGAGATATGATGAGTTCCTTGTGGGGATTGCATTATATGGGAATATATGTAACCTAGGGGATGTTCAATTAAAAAATTCTATGGCTATATTTGAGTGTAGGCAAAAGTGGTTTAAAAGACATGGTCACACGGAGATTTTCAAATACATGGAATATAACAGAAAGTACATCAAACAGGAGTTTGACAAAGTTACTGATTACTTCATACAAGAGAATATGGACGAATTGAGAATGTTAGAAGATAGGAAAAATTAATTATAGAGTTATAGGGTTAGGGGCGTTGGCGGAGTTCGTTTAATAGTAGGACGATGAACCAGTTTCATCAGATGCGAGTTCGATTCTTGCACTTCGCCACGCCCCTTTTTACGACATAAAACAGGATAAACAGGAGTAAATTATGGGCGGAGTAGCACTAAAACAAACACCAACACTGTTGGAAGAACTGAACAAAATGATAGTTGACGATGTAATCCCAGTGAAAGCCATCTTTGACGATATAACACCAATTGCGTGTGTTGATGTTAAAATAAGGTATTGTCAAGACGATTACAACGACAGCGAGAATGTGCAAGAGTTGGAGTTGAATACCGAATCAAACGGAGGAGGTATATTTTTCGAGATTGATACTTGTGGTGGTAAGTGGGGTTTCAATGATTGGGAAGAATTTGAAACAACACTAAACGACTTCAAAAGGAGAGTTGGAACAATAGAAAGGAACGATAACAATGATTAAACCATATAAAATAAAGGCGGTGACGTTGAACTACGATATAACATTCTGCATGCGAGATGATTGCGACAATGCCGGGTGCAGAAGAAACAAGTGCAACTTGCATTTGTTTGACATACCAAATTGGGCATTAGTTTCAATGGCTTATTTCGGAAACTGTAATGCACCTGATTATAAACATTGTTACTCACTACCGGAGGGAATAAAATGAAAACATTAGCAGAAGAATTGAGAGTTAAGAGCAACCACTACGGTGTGGGTTATAAAGAACGTGCACCTAGAATGTATGGGAATGTTATCGGAATGATAAAGTACAAAGCGGTGAGGGGAAAAATAAAAACATCAATAGTGAAAAATTTTGATACCACCTTGAACTTTTGGGAAAACGTCAAAATGGCAAGACTTGTTGCGAAAGAACTAGAACGAGATGGTTTTGATGTTTGGGTTGATTATTGGTTTGGTTTCATAACCTTTCATGTGAGGTGGTAAAATGATAGCAAATGACTTCATGTCGATTTTTAACGAAGCAATTAACGGAGCGAAAACAAGGAAAGAAAAGATAAAAGACTTGCAGGATTCTTTGCCAACTATTCAAGATAGTCAACAGTTTAAAGAAACAATTATTGAGATTGCAAGGTTGAAGCAAGATATGGAAGGTAGAAAATGATGTTTTTTTTATCCAATATATTCCCTTGTATTTGGCTTGCTCTTGTTTTGATCTGCGAAACAATTGAATACATAATGGATATAAAACAAAAGAAATTGAAAGATAGCTACATAGGGTGTCTTGAGTATTCGTTGGAACAATACAAAAAATAAATAAAATTAAACAAAACACCCCCTTGTTTTCTGCACACCTTGCAGTTTTCGGGGGGTTGTTTTTAACTTTACAACCTCATAAAGTTGTTATATGTGAAACTATCTGTCACCTTAAAAGTGTATCAATAGGTTTTCTTAGCCAAAGTCCACCCCTTGTAATTGTCTATACAAACCCACCCATAGTAAATCATTTCACCATTTGCATACGGAATCAACACCTCAATCATATTATCATTAACATCAGATATAACTACGTACTGATCAGGATGAAGAACTATCTTTGGATTGTGGCTTAGTGTCCTGCAACTTGATACGCAAAAACTCAATGTCATTAATAATACTATTATATACTTCTTCGTCATAATTACTTTGCTCTTTTTTTGTTTCACATTTCTTTGCTTGTTTCTTGTCTTTTCGGTCTAGTACGAAAGCAACAACCCTCAAAACCACATCAATTAACTTTATCATACACGCCCCTTTTTTATTGGTTTAAATTTTATATGTGAATATTCTGAACTTGGAATTTCCTCAACACCTTTGTTATGTCTTTTATATTTCTTCCAAACAACCCATGAAACAATTCTTAGCACATGGTAAGCAATAAAGACCTCTGACTTTTTACAACCACGATCAAGCGCTACTTGTCTTAGAACTCTGTCGGCAGTTCTCCGTGATATGTCGTATATCCCTGCAGTTTCGTATAGGTAATCATGGAGCAAAGCAGGAACTAAATCATGCGTTAAGTCAAAGAAGTTGTAGAATATTGGCGGAATGCTCCAACCGTCCCAAACAAAGCCTTTAGGGATAGTGTAAATTTTGCCGTTTATTTCAACATCAACATCATGCAACAATCTGTATTTTCTTCTACCAAGTATCCATTCGCCATTGAATTTATATAAAGGTTTATCAAGGATATTGTAGCTTAGTTTCATTATTCACCTTCTTCTGTTTCTTCCTCTTCGTGTTCAACTTCGTCAACATCATTGGTATCATACTCATAATAGTTATATTCATTATAAGTATTGTAATCGATATCGTTAGCATCTGAATCTGCAAACGTGATTGTAGTGTCTTCCGAATCAGTATCACCTTCACTGTCACCTTGCTCACACCCCACGAACAAGAACGCCACCACCATTATCATAATTAATATTTTCATGTTTCCCTTTGTTTTCATTATTCAACGACCTCGATTCCTAACCCGCCTGTTGTTAATCCTTTTCTTTTTGTTTATCAAAAATCCCCAAAACAAGCTTGCAAATAAAATTCCAAGGACGAAGCCAAAGAGTAGAATCTTCAATTGTAGAGCTGTTAAAAACATCAGTTGTCGTTTCTTTCGATTCCGAGTTCGCCTGTTCCGCTATTACCATAATCAACTCCATCCACTAGATTTCTGAAACCAACGAGTGTCATTGGATTCTTTTGTGATTCGCTTTTTGAGTTAATAGGAAAAGTCTTATATCTTGCAAATGGATTGGTAGGTTCTTCACCTTTGTATAGTTGCACTATTTCCGTTTGACTTAAAACTCTATCAAAAACAGAAAGTTCTGATATTGCAACATTTGGCAAAGTACCTCCTGCGTAATTAGCAAATATATTATTGCCTCTGTTTTGACTCGAATCTGGTTCATTTGCATTTTTGATGTCATCTTGTAATATTGTGCCAACATACATAAGCATGTTTGACCCTGTATAAGAACAGGCGATAAAAGTCCATTCATTCTCAACAAAAACATCATTGGAATAAATGGAAACCGTAGAACCTCCGTCGTAAGTCGAAAAACTTAATTTATTTGCAATTCTTCTTCTAGGTACTTTCTGTTTGTTGAAAAAATATTCCTTCAAAATTGACTGGAAAAATAATGGCAAAGCTATTTTACTTAGCGGATTATTTATG